GGTTTCCACCATGTTCTCGATCTCCTCCAGCACGGTGCGCGGGCGGACCCCCAGGGCGGAAGAAAGGGTGATCGTCAGGCTGGACGATTGCAGGCCCGGCCCCAAAAACTCCGGCTTTGGCTTGACCCCCTGTGGTTCGTGGTTGGCCCACCGGCTTGTGATCTCCCGCGTCATGTCCTTAAAGGTAAACATGTAATCGTCGCTTACCTCAAAAATGATTTTTCGCCCCAGTGTTCCGATTGCCATGGCTTACCCTCCGATCCTCACGGTCCCGCTCCCGCCGGTGATACTCCCGCTCCCGCTGTGTGGGTTCAGGGCGTCGCCCAGGCGGGCCGCCGGCTTGCCGTTGATCCTCACGGTCCCGCTCCCGGCGCCCACGGCGCCCTGGCTTGACCCGCAGCACCCGTCCCGCTCGGTGGTGGTGCTCCCCACCGTAGCGGCGGCCAGGCCGTTGATCCGCACGGTGGGCGAACAGGCCCCGGAGATCTCCCCGCTGAACGGCTCCGGGGGGTGGGGCGGGGCGTGTCCCGAATGTTCCCCGGCGGTGGTCCCGTTCACCGTGTCCGTAATTCTTGCCGCTCCCGGCATGGTCCCGCCTCCTTAGTTCAGGTCTATGGTGGCGCCGTTGATGGTGATAGCGCCGCCCGCCTCGATGTTGATGTCCCCGGCGCATTTGATGGTCAGGGTGCTGCCGTCGTAGCGGATCATGGCCTCCCCGGGGCTTTGCCCCAGGTCCTTCCGGTAGAGGGCGGCCCCGCCCTCCGGCGGCGGGTTCTTTTCGCTCCACGGCCGCCCCAGCACCACCCCGGCCTCCGTCCCGTTGGAAAGGTGAACCACAAGGACCTGGGACCCCACCGGGGGCATTTTGTATTCATGGGATAACAGGGGGATCAGGCGCGTCACGTCGTCGTCCTTTTCGTGGTACACCACCCGGGCCATGCCCTTGGCGTAGTCGATGGACGAAATTTTCCCCAGCCTTATTCCCGCTTTCATTTGGTCCCTCCTTATTCCGTCAGGGCGTTGGCCGCGCTGATCAGCAGCACGTCCAGCCACGCCAGGGCCGTGTACTTGCTGGCCCAGTAGTCCGGGGAGTTGATCACGCCCGTGCGGGTCAGCACGTCCAGGGCCTCCTCCACGGTTGTGATACTTGTTCCCCCCAGGTTGGTCTTGATCCTGGTGGCCATGTTCAGGATCAGGCCGTCCAGGTTGGCCACGTCCTTGTAATGGGCCACCCAGTATTCCGGGGAGGCCATGACGCCCACCGCCGCCAGGCGCTCGGTGGCGTCCTTGATCACTTCCTC